ACAACAGGCAAAGAAGTCTTTCAATGCCACTGCTAATGCGGCTGCATCTGATTGCTTAATTGCTGAAAGGACAGCTTCTGCGGCTGATTCTGCTGCCATATCACCTTCACTCATATCAATTGATTGAACAAAATCAGATGATTGTCTTTTGTCTGGTGCGCGTTCTTTAACTGTTGGTTCTTTCATTTTACCAACTATAATATCTACTCTATTCATAGGTTTCATATTAATCTCCTAGAATTAGACAGTTGAGTTTTTAAGAACTATGTGAACTGAGAAACCACACTTGACTGAAACGTCAGCTGGAGCGCCAGTAGATGAAGTACAAGTTGCTACTTTAATTTTCTTTACATTAACTAAAGTTGCCGCAACAGAGTTTCCATCTGCATCTAACACATCAACAACCTTCATTAAACCAGCAGCATTTGTGCCAATAGAGAAAGGAGTTAAAGAAACTGATAATAGTTTTGGATAACTATCTTCTAATGTAATCGTGTAAACGCCAGTCGTTGTTACTGCAACGCTAGCTCCCATAATAGTCTCTGAAGTAACTGATGCATCTGAACCTAAATTAACGTATCCGTCTAATTGAACAACACCTTTTTCAAGGCTGCCTTTGAATTGATTGAACCAACGATTTGCCATATTATTTATTCCTTCTATGAAGATATCAGTCCGATATTGGATATGATAAAATATGTTTTTGAGAATATACGGAAATATTTAACCAAGGATTTAGTGTAAAAGATTTTATATTCTCATAGAGAATTGGTTTACAACTCAATGCCAACCAATTCTTTTTTAATTAGACCTGAACGTTGATATTGAAACCTGGTGCACGGCAACCTAAGTTACCATAGAAACCATAACGAACTTCAACACCATCGGCAGAAGCCTGACGAAGCATTTGAAGACCATCTGTATCAATAACACGAACTGCTTTACCAAGAGAGTAAAGCTTCCAGGTGCCAAGTTGGACACCGAAAACTCTGCTAGATGGACAGTTCTGATCTGGAATACACTTGATTGGACCACGAGGACCATTGACAACAATGCCTCTGAAACCAATCTCTGCATTCATCTTGACATCAACATATTGAACTTTCGTTCCAAGTGCTTTCTCAAGAGAAGAGAAGGTTGCATAAGACATGAAGAAATGGTCAATCTTGCCACCTTCACGAGCAACTTGAGAAGCTGCTTCGATAAGTGCTTCCTCGATAGGAACAGCGGCGCCGTCATAACGAAGACCAGAAAGACGAGTGATATCTGGAGTACGATCAACGCCGAAGAAGGCAGTTGTTCCTGGAGCGGTAGCTGGACACCATGCTTCTAATCCGGCAATAGACAAACGAGTTGGCGTTGCAGAATCTTGACGATCTCCTTTTAAGAAGATATAGTCAGCTGATGCTAAACCAGAGATACCAGAAAGAGTACCAACGGTCATTGTACCGGCAGAGCGGTTGACAGCAGAGACGGTTACGGAATCGCCTGAGTCACGAAGAGCAGAACCATCTTGGTCATCAGCGAATTGTAGAACTTGTCCAACTTCAAAGTTAACGATATCGTTAGCATTTAAAAGAGTTAGAGTCGTACCAGTAACAGTTGCGTTAACCTGTCCAACATCACCCCAACCAGAGCGGTAAAGCTTGGTTGCAATGCTGCGAGTTAAAGCGTTAATACAACCGTCAATTTCAACGGTAGCTGCTTCAAGGAATGCGTTAGCATTGCCTTTGGAAGCCTCTAAGGTTTCGTTGTCGACAGTTGCAATGGAATAATCCTTGACTCTGGTAAGCAAGAATGCTGATAGAGCAGAGGTTGTAGTTCCAGCTTGAGCCGTTGCGAACGTAGCCGAACGGTTCTGTGGATTGCCACGGATTAATGGAATTGGAAGATTGCGTCCACCAAAGTCTTCCATCTTTGCAACTAATGCAAGAAATGGATTATCCTTATAGACAAGGTTTTCAACCATGTCATCGGTGTAGTGCTGTTTAAGAGCAGCGTCAAATGAGGTCATATCTAGAGACATATTAAGTTTCCTTTGTTAAAATGAGCGTGAAAGTTATTTCCACTTAAGAAGTTTCGCAGCATCTGCTAACGATTCTTCTCTTGATTTGAATTTCTTCGGTTCAGTGGAAGCCGAAACCGATTGATTCGTCAAGGTTTGTGAAGGTATTCTAACTTTGTCTTCTGTTCTAACTCTGATAGACTCTTCAGCTGACGAAGGCTGAATATTCTTATTTAATTTTTTGATTCTTGCACGTCTCTCTTGCGCTAATTCTTCTTCTTTTAGAAGTTGATCTTCGACAGCTTGAGAAGCTTGCTCCATTGTCAAATGAACTTGTCCACTTGTTTCAATGAATGTACGTTCAATTACGGACCATACATCTTCTATAGCATTATATTCCTTAACTAACTCATATGTTTCTGGATTAGATTGTATAAAATCATTAATTGAGCCTTTTATTCTATCTAATTCAAATGCTTTTCTATTAGCGGAGTTCTTAACTCTTAATTCTTCTTGAGATTTCTCATAATCAGCAATCTTTTGTTCAATCTGTTGAAGTCTATGTGCTTCCGTTACTGGTTGATCGCCATCTTGATTAATAATCTGTTGTAATGCTTGCTCTAATGTTAATCCAGCGGCTTGCAAATACTCTAAAGGATTACTCTTTGCGCCTGCTAAAGCTTTTTCATAGGCTTGTAATTTAGTTTGATTCTCTTTAAAGGATCGTTCTCTCTGAACTAATTCTTTTTCTTTTCTTGATAATGCTGCAAAGCGTTGAGAGAATTTAGGATCTTCTTTTGGTTCCTCGATGGCAGGTTCTTTGCTTGGTGCAGGATCCGTGCCACTATTACCTTGACCATCTTTTAGGACAGTCTCCTGTAAAGTTGTTGGTGCGTCAGTTACAATAGGTACAAGAGTTTCAGTTATTTCAGACATTTGGTTTCCTTTGATTCGTTAAAGCCTATTAGACTCAGGCTGAGTTAATTTATAAAATTAAGATGGAGGCATGCCTGGTGGCATAGGAGGTTGTATTGGAAGCAAGCCAGAGACTGGATTAGGAGCTGGAACGCCTATTGCTCCTGGCATTGGAGGAGCTGGTGGTTCAGGCGGAGTATTGGCACCCAATAGAGTTTGAATATCATCCATAAAGGTTCTTAATAGTTCAAGCCTATCTTCTGGAGTATCCTCACACTTGGCTCTAAGATAAGATTCTTGAGTTAATGTTAATGCCAATTGTAGATTCATGAATGGTTCTGGTGGATTATACTTTCCATCTTCAATCATAAATTCTATATAACGTTCAATGTTATCTTGAGCGGCGGTTGCTAATGAGGTAAAGCCGTCTAAATCTGGAAAATCTAATAGACCTAAAGCTTGTTCTTGGTCAACGAAGCCGGCTTGGACTAATTCTTGAACTGTCTGAAATTTACCGGCAGGAGTAGAAGGAAGAAAAGACACAGGAAATAGTTGCATTGCATATTGATCTTCATCTAAATTAACATCTTTCCATTTAATGGATTGAATGAATTTATTATCTTTAGTTTTAATCTTTAAAGCTTTATCTGTTTCAAATAGGTCTCTTGATTGATCGATCATTACTTTAGCGGCAGCCATGAAGAACTCTTCATATCTCATTCCGGTAATTACAAATCTTTCAGAGGCGATATCATTAAATTCTCTGAGCGCGACTCCACTATTTAGACCTGGAGGCTTTTGAGCTTGAGCTTGCATTTGCGAGATGCCAGAGATTTCATAAGCTTTATTATATAGATTCTCTAAATACTGATAAACCTCTTGATTCATAGCAGTAGGAGCTTGAAAGATAGGAGGTTGACCTTGATACTTAATGACTCCGCCGATATCATTAGTTAAGTGAGCTGTATTAATATTGGATGCAATGTCCACGAATACTCTTGGAACAGCCATTAACTGTTGAGCGGCTTGAATATTCTTTAATACTTTATTGATTTCCAATTGAATTCCAATTAGTTCTTCAGCCAATCCCATTCCCCAGAAGCCAACAAGCTTATCGGTCCAGCGTAAAAAGCAGAATGGAAAGTAATCTTTGGTATATTCCTCTTCATAAAGAGTTGTATTCTCAAGACAGATAACATGTTTACCATCTCTGGCATTTGGACCAGAAGGTAAATGCCAAGCTTCGACAACGATTACTTGGTCGGCGGTAGATTGAGTTGCTGTCTGTCC